CTCAATCAACAATGTCCCGTTTGTGAACATAATTCCTCATTATGGAATTCTGGTATTGAAGCAAATAAAGATATTGTCCGTAAGCAAAAACGTAAACTAAATTACATTGCAAACATTTATATCGTATCTGATCCTTCAAATAAAGAAAATGAAGGTAAAGTATTTTTGTTTAAGTTTGGCAAGAAGATTTTTGATAAGATTTCAGAAGCCATGAATCCACAATTTGAAGATGAACAAGCAATTAACCCATTTGATATGTGGAAAGGTGCCAACTTTAAGTTAAAGATCCGTAAAGTTGAAGGTTATCAGAATTATGATAAATCTGAATTCGAATCGCCTGCTGCTTTGCTGAATGACGATGAAGAACTAGAGAAGATTTGGAAGTCTGAACACTCTCTACAGGAACTCTTAAAAGATGGTGAATTCAAGTCGTATGATGCTTTGAAGCAACGCTTAGATAAAGTTCTTGGTCTTAATGGTGAAGCACCACGCACAACTGTAGAACAAGCCAAAGCAAAGCCTGCACCTAAACCTGTTGCAGAAGATTCTCCATTTAAAGATGATTCTGAAGATGATGATATGGCATATTTTAGTAAACTTGCTGAAGAAAATTAATTTTCTTTTACTTAAAAGAAACCCACCTTCATGGTGGGTTTTTTATTATACAACCCGTAAACTACTTAATAGCATTCTCTGAAAGGAATCTTCCATATTCCTCACAGAAGGTATAGGACCTTTTGGTTTTTGGCTCTTGGTTGAACTGATATTCGTATTGTTTGTAATCTGTGCAGTCGTAACCGATTCTGGTGTGCTTGGTAAATTCAATTCTAAATTTTCACTGGTTACGGCATTTAGTTTACTGGTTGTTTTTGGATTGGACATTTGTTCACTTGGTGCTGGTGTTTCTGTTGGTGTCACCGCTTGTGGTGTTGTGTCAACTGGTGTGGCAGTTTGATTTAATGTCAGAATTTCTTTCTTTACTCTATCTCTTTCCATTTTATAATCTTCAACAGCTTCTAGAGCACCGGGTCCTCTTTCGGCAAAACCTTTCAATTGAACGTTGTTTAATGGTTCACTTTCATTATAACTGAATTGATAATTTTTTATTTCTGCCATTGTTCTGTCATATTCAGGTAATTTTTTCTGACGATCCATTTCATCTTTAACGCCAGCTAAACCACCAACCTTTTCTGCTTGATTCAGGCCTTTACTTAAATCAGAATCTGCGGCTTCATAACCAGAAGGATCTTTTAACATTTTCCAAAACGCCCATGCGGTAATTGCTCCGGCTGCAAGACCCATCAATCCTAATCCAAGAGGACTAATCAAAAAAGTACCTAATTTTGCTAAAAGTTTTAAAGGTCCAAGTGGACCCAAACTAAATGCCGACAACACACCTTTAATCAGAGTGCTTATGCCATCAATAACTGACATAACACCTTTGATCGCATCACCAATCAAACCAGTTACTATTCCCAAAATAGTTGATAATAAACCAGAACCATTATCGGCCTTTGTTGCTGTTGCTGTAGTAGTTGATGTTTGTTTTTTTCCTGTAATAGCTTCAATCAAAGCTTTGTGCCTTCTTTCTCTTTCTAATTCTTGTTCTTCTTTAAAATTGCCTTCTCTTGCTCTACGTTCAGTATCATTGTCGTTTGTTGTTTTTAGTAATGTGTATATCTTAGAAAGAATATCCATCACATTATTATCAGAATCCAACGTGTCTATTTTTGTGGCTGTAGCACCAACTTCTTTTGCTTTTTTGGTACCAGAAAAATATTGAATATCTTGTTGGGTTCTACCGAGCATGCTACCAAGTAAAGCAGGTGCAAATTTAGAACCACCGGTCATAAACTTGGCAATATTTAATGGATCAAATTTCTCACTAAAACCTTTAGACCTTGCTTTAGATTTATCAGATAGTGTTGCTTTTATGGCTGAACCTACGCCTTGACCTTCCGACAATTTTTCAGTCAGATATGAAATATAAGATTTTTCTCTTATCTTTTTGGCTTCTTGATAGTTCATGTTGATCTAGCTTTCTTAATCAGAGGATTGGTATCATCCTCTTTTTCTGGCACATTACTGGCCGTTGTTTTATTACTTATATTGGTATTATTTACACTTTTACTGGTTGCTGGAGATTCCTGAAAAGATTTCTTTAATCCCATGTTCTCTTTTGTTTCTGAATCAATTTTATTACCTGACGATACAGGCGGAACAGCAGTAGATTTATTACCTTGCATATTTTTTAATCGGTCAGCGTCTAATGCGGCACCTACTTGTTCAGGAGAATTATGAGCTACGTTACCCCCAATACCAGAATAATATGAATCACCTTTTTTTAATTTTTTCTTGCCAACGTCCATATCATATGGTATACCAACAGAAGCAAACTCTTTAGCTAATTCTAATATTGCACCATCTCGGTCATCACTTCGACCTTTTACATATGCATCTACTTTTTTTCGATTTTGACCAATTAATCCATTAGCAAATAACATATCTTGTGTGGCTGGATCCAAATAAGTTGTTTCTGGATCTATTTTTAATTTTTCAATTAAACCTTTCATAGTACCAGGAATTATTTGATATTTACCCACAGCAAAAAGTCTATCAGGATCACCTTGTTTTAATGCACCTCGCCTCAAATATTCAGAGATGGTCATGTTACTAAAATCAATAGGCTTATCTGACGGAATCATTTTATTACCAACAGTACCTTTGTTGTACGCATTATAACCGGCTTTGCCGCTTTCATATTTTGATATGTTGGCCGCAAGAGATTCTTTACCAACTAAAGCGGCAGTACCAGCAAGTGCACCGCCAACCAATATTGCAGCACCACCGATTTTGCCAGCAGTAGGTGGTTTAGGTGCTGTGGGTGTAGGTTTAGGTGCTGGTGCTGTGGGTGTAGGTTTAGGTGCTGGTGCTGTGGGTGTAGGTTTAGGTGCTGGTGCTGTGGGTGTAGGTTTAGGTGCAGATACAGTTGGCTTAGTTACTTCTTTTGGAGGTGTAACGGGTTCTCCTTTGGCTTTATCTAACTGATCAGTTTTCTTTTTTTGTTTGCCGATCTCTTTACCGGCATCATCTAATTTTTTTGTTTGTTTTTTTGTTGGCTTAGCTTTTTTTCTGGTAGTCAACGCTTCAATGAGGGCCTGATTTCTACGATTTTCTTCAGATTCAATTTCTTCTTGTTGGTTTTCTCTTTGTTCTAATTCTAATTTTCTATCGTTTTCAATTTTAACAAACAAATCATATATTTGACCAAGATATTGAACTACAGATCCAGAATCAACAGAGGAACTTTTTATTCCTTGATAATCTCGTGGCTTTTTGCCGGTAAAAAAACCAATATCTCGTTTACTTCTTCCTGTTAAAGCACCAAGAAAAGCAGGTGCAAATTTAGAACCACCAGTTACAACTCTGGCGATGTTTAGTGGATCAAAGCGTTGTTTAATGCCGGTAAAAGTTGCTTTTGTTCTATCAGAAATGGAACTTCCAATGGCAGCACCCGTGCCCATACCCGATGATAACCTTTCGGTCATCATAGACATTAAACCTTTTTTTCTGATGTCTTTGGCTTTAAAATAGTCCATTTACTTTTTTCTTTGTCTTTCTCGTATCTTTTGGTTTTCTTCTTCAATATACGCAATCAACATAGAAACGTAAATGTCCCGTTCCCAAGGCATCATATTTTCAAGCTCTGACAAACTATACTTGTGGTGTTGTATCAATGAAAAGTTTGTCTTGTAATAATTACTCAGATTGTCATGACGAAAAATTAGCCGAAAAAATTTTCTAGGCCTTCTACTTCTATTTTATGGTGAAACCCACACTTTGAGCAATCAATTTCAACTGTTTGTTTTAAACTTGGCAAATTATTAAAAAAATTCTCTACCTTGGCAAACTGTGATTGATTCATGCCTTCCACAAACTCTAACATTTCACCTGGTTGTGCTTCTGCTGAGTAATAGAATTGTTCACCATCATAGATATACTCTATAGAACTGGCAATCATATTAAATGTGGTTTCAGTAATATTATTATACTTCAATGAATCTTGAACTATGTTGAACTCTGGATATTTTAATTTGATTGAGATTGTGTCGGTCAACTGAATTTCATCAGAAACACCTTCTTTGCGTTCAACCTGTAAATCTAATAGATTGATTTCTTTTTCCATTAAATTACCACATACTTTATCTTCAACTTCATTATTGCACTTATATTTTGATTCAACAACCTCACCTACTGATTTAGCACGTAAGTTAACAAAATAATATTCAACATCAATGATGGGTAATTTTTCAATATCGACACCTTCCGTTAAGGTACAATTATAAAGGATATCTTTTACATTTTGGTGAATTGTGGATGTTTCATTCGATTCAACTGCCATCAAAAGGTTTCTTTGTTCTTTAACCAAAAATGGTCTGTATTTAATTTTCTTTTTAGATAACGGCAATTCTATTTCATATGTCGGCACATCAAGTTTTGGTAAAGCCATAATTTATCTCCTTATAAAATCACTTAAAAATACTTCTTTGTATGTTATTCACTATTGATTGACCAGCTGCACTTACAGCACCTTGAGCGTTTCCACCTAAACCACCAACCACATCAGAAAAATTGGCCAAGCCAGCATCGACCAATTCCATACCAAATGATTGTAGAGAATTATTACTCCAACGAGTGTATGCAAAAGTTACTGAAAGCTTGTGTGGGTTATCGGATGACCAATCTAAATCTAATTGATTCATTGAAATTGGAAACGCATCAAACAAATTAACAGAATATGATACTTTGTTTTCTACATCATATTGATTAATCTGTATTGTCGTGGAATAATCACCCTTGTATCTAAAATTATAATTGTATGTTGGATTAATAAAATTCATCCAAGCATCAAAGAATATTTTTTGTTGCATATCACCATCAACAATAAAAGTTAAATCCATGTCGTTATAACCAGTCAGATATGGATACTTCTCAACAGGATTAGATCCAATTTTTTGTTCTACTGTCATTAAACTTCTACCTGGCAAATTAGCATTCTCACAACGGTACACTAAATTTCTAGCCGATTTGATATATGGTATTAAAGTTAAAGGAATAGGAATGTTCACATCAAACCTATTTGCTCTCGCTAGGTCTTTTGTGAAACTGGATTTAAAATCGTTAATGGTACCTGGCATTTAACTTTTCCTTATTTCTTCTAATGAATCTTGCCAAACTTCATTTACCGAAGCCTTTTTAAACTGGTGAATAGGCAAGTATGCCGCAATATCCCATTCATTTGGTTGTACGGCAAGTATTTTTGACTGAATATGACCATGTAAATACTTCTTCAAGCATGGCCGAAACTCTCTATAACGCTTGGAGGCGTTTAAAATATCGTAGCTGACTCTCATACGCATAATATCATTATTGCCGTCAAGGATGGCGTAATCCATCAGTTTATCCAAAAGCGTGATTCGGTATTTTACCGGTAGATAATGTAGGTTTAAACCGAGAAAACCATCTTTATATTTTTCCAATACCAAAACCAAAGGAAAGCGGTCATAATATGGTATGTCTTTTTTCGTTTTAGGATCATAATAAAAATAATATAATCCACCAGTCACAAAACGATTTCTTTTTCTAAAAGCTTCGTTATTGATTGTTGATGGTATTCCTGAAGGATTTCTCAACTCAGCAATCTTTGTGGTTAGCCATTTAAGAGAATCACGGCTCATTATTTGCAATTGAGCAGTTGTTCTTTCTTTGGCTAATTGTGTAAGTTTAGATCCCATTGTATTATTTAGTCTATAGTCCTAGATGATCTTCTGTTATTAACTTAAACTCCCAACCACGATCTAAACAATATTCCGTGGCGGCCTTCCATTTGGCTTGATTGATTCCATATGTAACCACCTCATTTATGTATTGTTTTGTCAATCGTTTTTTAGTTTCAGGAGTGATTGTTTGTTTCTTAGGTTTAACTTCAAGTAACATTGTTTTCAACACTCCTGTTTTGGTTCTAACTTTAATCAAAAAATCTGGAAAGTAACGATGCCACAGGCCATCTTTTGGAGATTTATAAGGAATGATCAATTCTTCTGATGCCCATGATACAATATCTGGATTTTTGTCGAACCAATTCATCATCTTACACTCCCAAGAAGAGCGATAAATGATATTATTAGGATCCCCAACGTATTTTTGAGGATTAGAAGGTGTGAAACGTCCATTATAAGCCATATAAATACTATGTATAACTTTTTTAATAGAGGATTCAATGGCCATTATTTCCATACCAAATTCTATAGGTGGAGTTTCCATACCTGGAGCCTTAGTTGAAGGTCCATTAGGTACTCTATTTGGAAATAAATTTGGTCGAACCGATTTACAATACCCTAGAGATTTACAGACATCGACAAGAGGCCATGTTGTTGTAATTAATATCAATGAAATAACACCAGCAACATATGAAAGTGTAAAGAGCAGTTTTATTAAAGGTAAAGATAAATTATTTGGTGCTGTTAATAGTGCTGTCAATAATGCTGGTAGTTCTTTAGAATCAGGATTAAATGCTGTTACATCTTATGTTGACGATATAAAAAGTGGAAAAATATCACTTGGTGGCGAATTAGATAAATCGGTTGCTGGATTGAAAGATTTTCTAGGTAATGACAGTATCAACATTAAAAACCCAACCAAAAAATCTGTTGCCGGAATATCATTGTATATACCAGATACGATGGCTTTTACATATTCTGCTTCATACGGACAATTAAGTTTGGTTGACGCTGCTGCTCAGGTACCGGGAATAGGCAGAGCAGTTGGTGCAATCGCTTCTATTGCTACCAGTGGGCCAGCAAGATTATTGGCCAAGGGTGCCGGATTTGCTTTTAACCCACAACAACAATTATTATTTGATGGTATAGATTTTAGAACATATCAGATGGCATTTACATTTACACCATATTCTAAAAAAGAAGCGGAAACAGTTGCAAAAATTGTTAAAATGTTAAAAACACATGCAGCACCACGATTGGCAGAAGGCACAGCCGGTATGTTTTTTGTACCTCCGTCAACATTTAATTTAGAATTTTTATTTAATGGTAAAAGAAATCAAAATGTTGGCCGAGTTGCTGAGAGTGTAATTGAAAGTATTGATATCAATTATTCTCCAAACGGATTTTCAACTTTTGGTGATGGTGCACCAGTTCAAACAACAGTAACTATAAATTTCAAAGAAGTTGAACTCATTACAAGAGAAAAAATAGAAAAAGAAGGTTATTAATGCAATATTTCGACACATTACCAAAAATTATTAAAACCGATACAAGTGGTAATTCATCACTAATGGTGAATTTGATGGCAAGGTGTAGTGTTATTCCCGACATACTTAATAATCCATTAGTATATTATTCATATGATATCCAAGAAGGAGATACACCAGAAATTATTGCTTACAAATATTATGGTGATTCTTATCGTTATTGGATTGTTTTATACGTAAATCAAATATTAGACCCACAATGGCAATGGCCAATGCAGTCTAGTGTTTTAGAATCTTATATCACAGATAAATATAATTTTAATGCTAAAGCTACCATTCATCATTATGAAAAAGTGATTACCAAATTTAATTCAAGAACAAGCACCACGACAATTGACAATTATATTATTGATCAACAATCTTATAATACTTTACAAACCGGAGTGTTTGAACGTAACATGGCAACCGGACCATTTACTATAACCACTAGCCGTAAAACAGTTTCTTATTATGAATACGAAACAGATTTAAATGAATCGTATAGAAATATAAAATTATTAAATTCAATTTATGTGGGTGAATTGGAAAAACAGTTTAAAAAATTAATGGCTTAACATGGCAGAATTTGATCAATCTTCTTTAGGTGTGGAATCTCCTGGTGCCTACTATACACAAGACTATTCATTAGAAACTTTAAATTTTTTAACTTCAAGTGGTCAAAAATTTGAGTTAAAACGTTTAATGATTGATATGTCCTATTATGAGGACCTTTATAGTTTTACAGCCTCAGGTTATGTTACAGTAACAGATTCTCAAGGATTTATTGAACTTTTTCAATTAACAGGTAATGAATTCATTGAAGTTAATTTTGGTAAAGTGAAAAATGGATCAAACAATAATGATCAATTGTTTCGAGTATACAAAGTTGGAGGTAAAAAACCTGCAGGAAATTTAAATACTGAAACATACACACTATATTTCTGTTCGGAAGAATTGTTGTTATCTGAACAAATTAAAATCAGTAAATCGTATACTGGCCAAAAAATATCCACTATTGTAGAAAACATATTGGTTGATAAATTAAAAGTGCCTAGCAGCAAAATTAATAACATTGAATCAACAACTGGTTTATATGATTTTGTTATACCTCGATTAAAACCATTTGAAGCGATTAGTTGGTTGTCAACTTATGCTCGACCAGCAAATAATGGTTCCGTTGGTGCTGATATGTTATTCTTTGAAACTAAAGATGGGTTTAATTACCGATCATTGCAGTCCATGTTTAAAGAAGAACCATATGCTACTTACAAGTATCAGGCACAAAACATTGCCATGGATAAACAATCTTTTAAAGAAAAAACAATAAGTGTTTTGGATTATGAATTTGTTAAAACTTATGATTCAGTCAACGAAATAAGTTCTGGCACATTTGCAAACAGATTAATTTCAATTGATCCATTAACAAGGTCATACAAAGTAACCGATTTTGATTATTTAAAGTATAAGAACCAAGCAGTTACATTAAATGAAGGTGAAGTAAGTAATGCGTTAAAGAATAGATTGGGGTTAACTCAATATGAAACATATGATGCAACACTAAAAGTAGCTTTGTCAAATTCTGGCCAAAATGAAGCAGCTTACTTTAAAGAAATACCAGGATCAGTTGCAAAAAACATTGCAATAGAAACATATTTGCCAAATAGAACGGCACAAATTGCTCTCGCAAATTATACTGTTGTTAAATTAACAATACCTGGTGATCCAGGTTTGACAGTAGGCAGAACAATTGAATTTAATTTGATGTCACTAAGACCAGAAACAAACGAAAAACAATTGGACAAATTTTATTCAGGCAAATATTTGGTCACAGCAGTTCGACATATCATACAACCAAATAAATATCAAACAGTTCTTGAAATTAGTAAAGATAGTGTACCAAATAATTATCAAGAAATAGATCAAACGGCATTTAAAGAAGCGGTGGCAGAATGAATAATTTTATAGGCAAAGATGGATTTAATTGGTGGTATGGTGTAGTAGAAGATGTTAACGATCCAGCCAAATTGGGTCGAGCAAAAGTTCGTATCTTCGGACACCACACAGATAACTTGGTAGAATTACCAACAAAAGATTTACCTTGGGCCGCAGCCGTTAATCCAGTAAACAATTCAAAATCATTTAGTGCACCTAGATTAGGTGACTATGTGATGGGTTTCTTCTCTGACGGAACTTCATCACAATCACCAATAATGATGGGTGTTTTTCCTGGACTTGAAGCTGTACCAAATAAAAATAAAGGATTTTCACCTCAGAGTGATTTAAAACCGGCAACACCACCATCAGGCCAAGTTCAATATGAAGCAGGCAAACCTACACTTTCACCTTTATCTAGAGGTGTGGTTGATAAAACAGCCATTTCACAATCCAATGCTAATTTAGCTCATGTGTGTGACATCTCAGTAAATATGAAATTTGAAATTGCTAAAATGGCATTTAAAACAAGTGAATTGGTAGAAACAATTAGATCCGCAATTAAAGGCCTTTGGGCTAGTGCATCTTCAAGTCCATTTGCTGATGAAATCAGAAGTGCTATAAAAACAATTAAAGCACAAGTTAAAGTAATACAAAAATTTATTAAAAAAATACAACAATATGCCGGAGCTGTTAAAGATTTAATGGATCAACTACAAAAAATAATTCAATACGTTGCTACATTACCAGCAAGAATAGCCAAATTTCTACAAGATTGTTTAAAAGAAGCTCTTGGTGGTATATCTGGTGCAATTGCTGTAGGTCAAGAAATTCAAAAAAATATTACAGAAGGAAATGTTTCTTTAGCAAACTCATCAGCTATTGCAGCAGAACTAGCTTTGACCGATAAAGAAACTATTGTGCCAGTTCAAAATACGATTGGGAAACCATAATGGCCGATATGTCATGGACGGAACCGGAATCAGCAGCTAATACTGATTACCAACCAATATATTCTTATAATAATATACAACAAACAGAATCAGGTCATTCATTTGAAATGGATGATACACCAACTCGTGAACGTGTTCGTATACAACACCGTTCAGGTTCGTTTATTGAAATGCATCCTAATGGTGATGAAGTTCATAAAATTGTTGGTAAAGGCTATGAAATTATTGCTTCTGATAAAAACGTATTAATTAGAGGCATTTGCAACATAACTATTGAGGGTGATTCGGCACTTCACATTAAAGGTGATGCTTATACACAAATTGATGGGTCTGCATATCAAAATGTTAAAGGTGATGTAAATCAATCTGTTTCTGGAGATGCAATTCAATCTGTTGACGGTGATGTGGAAATAAATTCTTCTGGTGATATTACATTAGGTGCCTCAACTGTTAACGTAAATGCTGATTTGTATGTTCGTGGTGATATAGGCACATCACAATCAGTTCAAGCAGATGGAAATATTACAGCAGGTCTTTCTGTATCTGGTAATAAATCTGTTGAAACTTTAGGTTATATGATAGCAGGTACAACAATTGATGCCGGCATTTCAATGTTTGCGCCAATGGTTTCAGATATGTTTGGTTCAGTACAAATGTTTAGAATAAAAGTTAATATGCATACTCATATTGGAAACCGTGGATTCCCAACTTCACCTCCATTAAACGCACCAATGGAATCATAATATGTCCAGTATATACAATAGATTAGGATATAATTTTGATACCACCAAATTTGGTGATGATGTCGATTTAGCTCCTGGTGCGAATAACTTTCTTAATAATTCTTCAATTAATTTAAGTCAATGGCAAGTTGATGATATTGCAACATCAACAGCAACAGGTTACTATCAGAATCCATATTCATCTGTATTAAGTAATATGACAGTTGTTCTTACAGGTATGGCTGCAAACTGTAACATCAGTTCAATAACTTTTAATGTAGCTCCAACACAAGCAAACACATTATATTCTTCAATTATAAATGCATTAACGGCTGTTTCTGATTTTACAACACACACAAATTATATATCTGGTGTTGAACGATCAGCCAATACTGTTTTATATCCAGATTTAAATACAGCCCTATCAATTGGTCGCCAAGTATTAAGCTTAACCAATAAATCGGATCAAACACAAAATAACGTGCCGGTATTAGGAAATTTTACTAGCCTCTATATTCGTGACGATGTTGATTCAAGAAGTAACGCAATAATTATAGATTCAAGAACTTTAGGTAATTCTCTGTATGTTGAAGATGGTAACACATACAGTAACATTTCTGTTTCTAGTATTAACACAATTATAACAGATGTTAATTCTCTACAAACCTTGTTGGCAACCAGAAGAAACGGAGATATTAATTTTTATCAAAATTCGTTGGCAATTATAAGAGATTATCAAACCGTTTTGACTTTTTCTAGTGTTGGTGATACACAAAATTCTTTATTGCAAATAGTTGGCACAACAAAATTAAAAACTGATTTAGCTACTGCAAAGCCTTTGGCTGTAACAGTAAATACTTCAGCCGTATTGTATAATAATCCGTTTGCATCTGCTTTAACGTCAGGCACAGGAACAGGCACAACAATTGTAACTGGTGGTACGGGTGCCACAACTACTGGTGAAACAGGAACTTTTACTCTTACAGATACGGGTGTTAGTCCTGGAACTTATGGTTCTGCAAACAGAGTTCCTATTTTTACAGTAGATAGGTTTGGCCGCATTACATCTGCCACCTCTTTAGAAGCTGCTGGTGGTGGTGTATCGATTATTCAATTTGACACAACAACAACTAATCCAATTGCTGTTGACAATTTTGATATTTACACATATCGAAGTGCCAAATATGAAATACAAATAACATCAGGTTCTTTTTATCAAGTAATTGAGTTAAGGGTAATGCACAATGGAATTTGTGCCTTTATGACTCAATACGGTGAACTTGTAAGTGATATTACTCTTGGTCAATTTGATGCTGATGTTGCAAACAACGTGGTTAATTTATATTTTCGTCCTACACAAGCAATAAATACTGTTAAGATGATTAGAAGGTTAATCACAATATAATTTTTTAAAAAGGTGATTTTATTATGCGTTTTCATATTTTAGGTTTACCACATACTGTATCTTCAAAAGAATATAATGCTTGTGCTTATACACAAAAGGTAGTTAAATTTGGCAAAATGATGAAGTCGTTAGGCCATACTATTATACACTACGGCCACGAAGATTCAGATTTAGTTTGTGATGAACATGTTACGGTCACCACTAATAAAGATTTAGAAATTGCTTATGGTGATTATGACTGGCGTAAGAATTTTTATAAATTTGATGTCAATGACCATGCTTACCAAACATTCTATAAAAACGCCATTGTGGAGGTTGGTAAAAGAAAACAAAAACACGATTTTATTCTTCCTTTTTGGGGATCAGGTGTGCGTCCAGTTTGTGATGCACATTCAGATTTAATTTGTGTTGAACCAGGAATTGGTTATGCTGGCGGACATTGGGCTCGCTGGAAAATATTTGAATCATATGCAATATACCATGCTTATTATGGAATGACAGCCGTTGGTAGTTGCAAACAAGATTGGTATGATGCAGTTATTCCAAACTATTTTGATCCTGATGATTTTACTTTCCAAGAAAAGAAAAAAGATTATTTTTTATTTTTAGGTCGTGTATATGATGGTAAAGGTGTAAATGTTGCGGTTCAAGTAACTGAAGCACTTGGTGCCAAATTAATTATTGCAGGCCAAAATTCATTAACTCAAATGGGTTATAAAGAGATACCTGCTCATATTACTGAAATTGGTTACGCTGACGTTGAGATGCGAAGAAAATTGATGTCCGGTGCAAAAGCAGCCTTTGTGCCATCAATGTATGTTGAACCTTTTGGTGGAGTTCAAGTTGAAATGTTGTTCTCAGGAACACCTACAATTACAACTGATTGGGGTTCATTTACAGAAAATAACATACATGGAATTACTGGTTATCGTTGTAGAACCTTTGAACAATATTTGTGGGCTGCTAACAATATTCACAATATTAATCCTAAAAATTGTCGTGCTTTTGCTGAAAACTTTACATTAGAAAAAGTTGGCAAAATGTATGAGGAATATTTTCAATCTGTTTTAAATGTTTACACTGGTAATGGTTGGTATGAAAGAAATGATGCAAGACTTCAATTGAATTGGTTAAAGAAAAATTATCCTCATGAAATGCCTCAAACTATTAAACTAAATAGTTAGTTATAGAAGTACGTTTTAAAACAAAGGGGATAGTGAACCTTGAGCTGTGACGCAAATAATTTTTTCATAGTAAAAAATGGGCTGACTGTTGGCATTACTCCGGTAATTGCCGCTAATGGAGCTTGGATAGGACCTTTAGGTTCAAATCCTGGAGCTACAGGCGCTCAAGGTGCTACTGGTGCGTTAGGTGTTCAAGGTGCTACGGGTATACAAGGTGCTACTGGCCTTGGTGCAACAGGTTTAACTGGACCAACAGGCGCAACAGGTCCTTCAGGTGGGCCAACAGGTGCAACCGGTGATATCGGTGCAACCGGCGCAACAGGTCAATTAGGAACAACCGGCGCTACTGGCCCAATTGGAATTCCTGGACCACAAGGTTCAACAGGATTAACTGGCGCAACCGGTATTCAAGGCTTGACTGGTGCGACAGGAACTCCAGGATCGATAGGTAGTTTAGGTTCAACTGGTGCAACCGGCCCACAAGGTCCAGTAGGACTTAGAGGTGCAACAGGTTCTACCGGTAATCAAGGCACAACAGGTGCAACCGGCCAAAATCAGCCTTGGATCACAATCTCATCAAATACAACGGTAACACTCAATCAACAGTATCTTGCAAATACTGCAAACGGATCTTTTACAATTACACTTCCTGCATCACCCGTGCTCAGTAACACAGTTATTATTGCTGATGCTGGAACTTTTAATAATGATTGGAGTGTTCGAAATCTTATAATTAATCCAAATGGTGAAACAATTGAAGGTGTTAATGATACACTTGTATTGGATGTGGGTCAGAGTTTAATTTATTTGATTTATGATGGTACAACATGGCGACAAGTATCAAGTGCTGGTCCAATAGGTTTAACAGGTTCAACTGGACCAATTGGAACAACAGGTGCAACTGGACAAATTGGAACAACTGGTGCAACTGGTCCAACAGGATCTACAGGTGCAGGAACAACCGGTGCTACAGGCACCACCGGTCCTGTTGGGCCAATAGGTCCACGAGGATCTACTGGTGCAACTGGCATTGAAGGACCAATAGGTTCAACAGGTGCAACTGGACAAATTGGAACAACTGGTGCAACTGGTCCTCAAGGTGAAATTGGTTTAACAGGATCTACAGGACTTATAGGTACAACAGGATCCACAGGAGCTACTGGTGTATTGGGATCCACAGGTGCAACAGGTCCAATTGGAACAACTGGTGCAACTGGTGCTACAGGATCTTTAGGTTCAACAGGTGCTACAGGATCTTTAGGTTCAACAGGTGCTACAGGATTACGAGGCGCTACTGGCGCAACAGGTGCTACTGGTGGATTTGGTTCAACTGGTGCAACTGGTCCTCAAGGTGATCCAGGTGGCGCAACTGGACCAATAGGATCGACTGGTGCAACCGGTGCAGGAACAACTGGCGCTACTGGTGCTACAGGAAGCTTGGGTACTACAGGAGCTACTGGTCCATTAGGTTCTACCGGCGCTACAGGTTTAAGAGGATTTACGGGATCTACGGGACCAATTGGAACAACAGGTGCAACTGGACCTCAAGGTGATCCAGGTGGTGCAACAGGTGCTACGGGAGAAATGGGTGCTACAGGAGATGTTGGACCTTTTGGAGCAACAGGTTTAACCGGTGAAATTGGTCCTGTTGGTGAAACAGGCGCAACTGGACCACAAGGTGCCACAGGTATTCAAGGTACTCCAGGTGGTGCAACAGGTCCAATTGGAATAACTGGTGCAACTGGATCACAAGGTGCCACAGGCATTCAAGGTCCCACAGGTGCCACAGGACCAAGAGGTAATATTGGTAATACTGGATTAACAGGAGCTACAGGTGTAGGTGCTACAGGCATTCAAGGTCCCACAGGTGCCACAGGACCAAGAGGTAATATTGGTAATACTGGATTAACAGGAGCTACAGGTGTAGGTGCTACAGGCATTCAAGGCGCAACAGGATTAACTGGTGCAACAGGTATTCAAGGTAATCCGGGTGGTGCTACAGGAACCACCGGTGCTACGGGACCTCAAGGTTTAAGAGGTGCAACAGGACTTCAAGGTTTTCAAGGAAATGTAGGTTCTACAGGTGCCACAGGACCAAGAGGTAATACCGGTGATACTGGTGCAACCGGTTTAATAGGTTCAACAGGTCCAACTGGTAATACAGGATCAACAGGATTAACTGGTGCAACAGGTATTCAAGGTGATCCGGGTGGTGCTACGGGAACCACCGGTGCTACAGGAGCTACAGGCATAGGTTCTACTGGTGCAACGGGTGTAATTGGAACGACAGGTGCCACCGGTGCTACCGGCGGCATAGGTTCAACTGGTTCAACTGGTCCAGTAGGCTCAACGGGCGCAACTGGTCTTGAGGGTGCCACAGGAGAAACAGGTTCTATTGGTCCTACAGGTGCAACTGGTGTTTTTGGTTCTACGGGCCCTAGAGGACCACAAGGATTTACAGGATCTACTGGACCAATTGGAACAACTGGTGCAACTGGATCTCAAGGTGCAACTGGACCAATTGGATTACAAGGAACTCAAGGTGTAACTGGTAATACAGGAACAACTGGTGCAACTGGATCTCAAGGTGCAACTGGACCTCAAGGTGCCACCGGCGAAGGAGCAACCGGTGCAACTGGACCAATTGGAATACAAGGACCTCAAGGTGTAAGAGGTTCAACTGGACCAATTGGAATACAAGGACCTCAAGGTGACATTGGTAGTACAGGACCACAGGGACCTCAAGGTGATCCGGGTGGTGCAACGGGTGCAACTGGACTACAAGGTGCCACCGGCGAAGGAGCAACCGGTGCAACTGGATCAATTGGAACAACTGGTGCAACTGGACCACAAGGTGCCACAGGTATTCAAGGTGTGATTGGTAATACGGGAACAACTGGTTCAACTGGATCAATTGGAACAACTGGTGCAACTGGACCACAAGGTGATACAGGATCAACTGGATTAATTGGACCAATTGGTGCTACAGGAGCTACAGGTATAGGCTCTACTGGTGCCACAGGACCAAGAGGTAATATTGGTAATACTGGATTAACAGGAGCTACAGGTGTAGGTGCTACAGGAGCTACAGGTTTATTAGGTTCTACTGGTGCCACAGGACCAAATGGCTCAACAGGAGCTACAGGCGCAACTGGATCAATAGGTGGTACCGGTGCCACAGGTGTAATTGGAACAACGGGTGCCACAGGTTTTGATGGATCAACAGGAGCTACAGGAGCGACTGGTGTAATTGGTTCTACAGGATCGACAGGAATAACAGGATCAAGAGGTTCTACTGGTATTACGGGAAATACAGGTGCAACAGGACTTTTTGGATCCACAGGCGCAACTGGTGTTTTCGGTTCTACGGGAGCAACCGGTGTTTTTGGTTCAACAGGTGCAACTGGTCTTGAGGGCGCTACAGGTGCAACGGGCGTCTTTGGTTCTACAGGTGCAACTGGTGTTTTTGGTTCTACGGGCCCTAGAGGACCACAAGGATTTACAGGATCTACTGGACCAATTGGAACAACTGGTGCAACTGGATTAAAAGGCAATACAGGATCCACAGGACCAACGGGTACAACAGGATCCACAGGACTAACAGGTTCCACAGGAGCCACAGGCCTTGAAGGCTCGACTGGCGCTTCGGGTGCTCAAGGTGACAAATATAGAACAACTTCAAATACAACATTAACTTTAAGTGATTACAATGTTGGTAATCAATTAATTTTAACAACAGCAAATTTATTTTTAAGTTATAGTTCACAACAAAGTGTAATTCTTGCTGCTGATGAAAATCCTAATAATTATTTAAACGGTAGTGTTTATTTTTACAATCAATCAAATGGACAATTAATATTAACTGTTACAAATAATGATTTTGCCAGTAACACTTCTTATAGTTCTTGGTTAATTAATTTAAATGGTTCTGTTGGTATTGCTGGTGCAACCGGTGCCACAGGATTTACGGGTAATACTGGTGCAACAGGGCTCCAAGGATCAACCGGTGCCACAGGACCTGAAGGTGCAACAGGTGTATTTGGTTCTACAGGTGCAACAGGAGAACCTGGTTTGACTGGTTCTACAGGTGCCACAGGACCTGAAGGTGCAACAGGTGTATTTGGTTCAACAGGTGCAACAGGAGAACCTGGTTTATTTGGATCAACCGGTGCCACAGGACCTGAAGGTGCAACAGGTGTATTTGGTTCTACAGGTGCAACAGGAGAACCTGGTTTATTTGGATCAACCGGTGCCACAGGACCAATTGGTTCCACAGGAGCATTTGGTTCCACAGGTGCAACAGGAGAACCTGGTTTATTTGGATCAACCGGTGCAACGGGTGTATTTGGTTCAACAGGTGCAACAGGAATACCTGGTTTGACCGGTTCCACAGGTGTAACTGGACTAACAGGAAATACCGGTGCCACAGGACCAATCGGTGCCACCGGTGTATCGAATGGATCTTTTAAAACATGGAAAGTTGATGGCCAAAGTGATTTGGTTGCTATTGATGAAGATATTATACAACTGGTTTCAGAAAATGATGTTATACTTAGAATTAACGCAAACACAAATCCTAAGCAATTAATTATTTCAACCAAAAGAATACGGCACATAGATATAGATGGTGGTTCGGCAATTTCTGTTTATAGTCCATCGGATATGATGGATATAGAAGGTGGTTCCGCAATTTCTGTTTACGGTCTATTAGACATAATTGACGGAGGAGCAGGAAATACTGTTTTTTCATCATCAGATTTAATTTATAACGGAGGCACAGCTTAAAATGGCTAGCAAAATACAAATAAGACGAGATTCATCAAATAATTGGACAAGCACGAACCCCACTTTGTCACAAGGTGAACCTGGTTATGAAATAGACACCACTAAAATAAAATATGGTGATGGTATAACTCCATGGAATAGTTTACTATACACTTCAGGAACTCCTGGTGCAACCGGTCCTGCAGGGAATACTGGTGCTACTGGACCAATAGGTTCAACAGGACCAACAGGCAATACAGGATCAACAGGTCCAGTAGGTTCAACAGGACCAACAGGTAATACTGGTGAAATTGGTTTAACTGGTTCAACAGGTCTAACTGGTAATACTGGTGCTACTGGACCAATAGGTTCAACAGGACCAACAGGAGATACTGGTGCTACTGGTCCAACAGGTTCAACAGGTCCTACGGGTGCAACTGGTTCAGTTGGATCTACTGGTGAAACCGGCTTAGGATTTACTATTGCAAAAACGTACTCAAACGTTGCATCATTAACAGCTGACACATCACCAACAGGAATTGCTAATGGACAGTTTGCAATCATTGATACAGGCAATGTAGAAGATGCTGAAAATTCAAAATTATACTTATGGAATGGTTTAATATACACATATGTGACTGATTTATCTGGTGCTGCAGGTATTCAAGGACAAACTGGTGCAACAGGTCCAGTAGGTTCTACAGGACCAACAGGTAATACAGGATCCACAGGTCCAATAGGTTCTACAGGACCAACAGGGAATACTGGTGCTACAGGACCAACAGGTAATACTGGTGAAATTGGTTTAACTGGTTCAACAGGTCTAACTGGTAATACTGGTGCTACTGGACCAATAGGTTCAACAGGACCAACAGGAAATACAGGATCCACAGGTCCAGTAGGTTCAACAGGACCAACAGGAGATACTGGTGCTACTGGACCAATAGGTTCAACAGGACCAACAGGCAATACAGGATCCACAGGTCCAGTAGGTTCAACAGGACCAACAGGAAATACAGGATCCACAGGTCCAGTAGGTTCAACAGGATTGACTGGAGCCACTGGTGAAACCGGTTTAGGATTTATCATTGCAAAAACATATAGTAATGTTGCAAGTCTAACAGCTGACACATCACCAACAGGAATTGCTAACGGCCAATTTGCAATCATTGATACAGGCAATGTAGAAGATGCTGAAAACTCTAGGTTATATCTGTGGAATGGAACAATTTATTCTTACGTAACTGATTTATCTGGTGCTGCAGGTATTCAAGGACAAACTGGTGCAACAGGTCCAGTAGGTTCTACAGGACCAACAGGGAATACAGGTTCAACAGGACCAACAGGAGATACTGGTGCTACTGGTCCAACAGGTTCTACAGGACCAACAGGAAATACAGGTTCAACAGGACCAACAGGAAATACAGGATCCACAGGTCCAGTAGGTTCAACAGGACCAACAGGAGATACTGGTGCTACTGGTCCAACAGGTTCAACAGGACCAACAGGAGATACTGGTGCTACTGGTCCAACAGGTTCTACAGGACCAACAGGGAATACTGGTGCTACTGGTCCAATAGGTTCTACAGGACCACAAGGGCCCACCGGTGATCCCGGTGCAACGGGACCAGTAGGTTCAACTGGTGTAACTGGACCACAAGGTTCAACAGGAAATACTGGTGCCACAGGTATACAAGGATCTGATGGTGCAACAGGACCAGCAGGACCAACAGGAAATACTGGTGCTACCGGTCTAACTGGTAATACCGGTGATACAGGACCGATTGGCTCAACTGGTGCTACTGGTTTGACTGGTAATACCGGTGATACAGGACCGATTGGTTCAACTGGTGCGACCGGTGTAATAGGGCCAACAGGAAATACTGGCGCTACAGGTGCAACTGGCACTCAAGGTTCTACTGGTGCTACAGGTATTTCAGGAACAGATGGTGCAACCGGTTCTACAGGACCAATAGGTGCTACCGGTCTAACTGGTAATACTGGTGCTACTGGTGTTTCTGGTGCTGATGGTGACCGCTATCACACAACATCTAACACCACGATAACATTAACTAATTATCCAATTGGCAATACATTAACTTTAGTTACTAATGATTTGTATTTGGATTATAGTCCTCAACAAACTATTATTGTTGTTTCTTTTGTTGATCCAACGGATTATATACATGGTACAGTTAACACTTATGAACAGTCGAATGGACAATTAATTTTAACTGTAACAAATACAGCTAATGCAACATCAAATCAATATAGTTCTTGGATTATTAACCTTGATGGTGCAGTTGGTATTCAAGGTACCACAGGTGCAACAGGCCCAACCGGACTTACTGGTGCTACTGGCCCAACAGGTAATACAGGATCAACAGGACCACAAGGTGACACAGGTGCAACCGGTGTTCAAGGTGCAACTGGTGCCACAGGCATTCAAGGACCTGATGGTGCAACAGGCGCTACTGGTGTTCAAGGTGTAACCGGTAATACTGGTGCAACAGGTCTTGTTGGCGCAACTGGTTTAACTGGTAATACCGGTGATACAGGACCGATTGGCTCAACTGGTGCCACGGGTATTCAAGGTATAACAGGAAATACAGGTAACACAGGACCAATAGGTTCAACTGGTGCAACAGGCGTAACAGGTAATACCGGCGATACAGGACCGATTGGAACAACTGGTGCAACCGGACCACAAGGCCCAACAGGTAATACTGGTGCTACAGGACCAATTGGTGCAACTGGTTCAGATGGTGCAACAGGTGTAACAGGAAATACTGGTGCAACAGGATTATCAATATATTATTCTGATGCTTTTGACAGAGCTAATTCTGCTTCAGCAAATACAATTTATACTCAAGGTGTTGATGATACACAGAATACTAACATCACTACTACCGACACGAAAGCACAGGCAGCTTTTGATACAGCCAATGCTGCTATGATAATACCACAAAATAGACAATCGGTTGATTACACTTTACAAAATTCTGATTCAGGAAAACATTTGTATTATAGCGGACTAAAAACTTCGGTGAATTTGTATATTCCGTGGACATCAAATACAACATATGCTAACGGTACAACAATTACCATTATTTCTAACACATCATCAAATGTAAACATTATACCAAACAATAGTGTATCTTTGTATCTTGCAGGTAACACCACATCAATTTCAAGAAATGTGACAACATATGGAATGGCAACAATGATTATGACTGCTGCAAATACGTGGTACATTAATGGAACAGGAGTTATTTGATGCCTAGTATTCAATCAATTTTGATGAATAGTATAAACAATGTAAAGTTGAATAATTATCTTGCTGGTTTATTTAAAACCACATATTCGGGATACTTTGCTGATAATGTTAGTTTTTTTGCAACAGCTACACCAACAACTTTTGGCGCTAACCCAGCAACATCAGTTCAAACTACCGCAATTTCAGAACCAAGTAGTGATGATGGAAGTAGTTTTAGTGTTCAATGGTTAGGTTATTTTTTACCAAACACAACAGAAACATATACATTTTTTACATCAAGTGATGATGCTTCTTATGTTTGGGTAGGTTCAAATGCTTTGTCTGGATTTACAACTGGAAACGCAACAGTAAATAATGGTGGGTTACACGGTACTGTTGAAGCAAATGGAACTGCTTCTCTTACAGCAGGTATATATTATCCAATAAGAATACAATTTGGTGAGAATAGTGGTGGTGATGTGTTAACATTTAATTATTCCACACCAACGATAACAAAAACAACTGATGTTACCGGTAAAGTATTTTATAATCCAACAACGAACGGATTTTAATAAATGCCATTAAAACAAAGTGAACTTGCAAGTAGCGGTTTAGGCCGAGGTGCTACGGGCCCAATTGGTCCGATAGGTGCAACGGGTTCAACTGGACCAATTGGATCTACGGGTTCAACCGGACCAATTGGATCTACGGGTGCAGGAACAACCGGTGCTACAGGACCAATTGGTCCTGTGGGTGCAACAGGTCCACAAGGTTCTACTGGTGCAACTGGTATTCAAGGACCAATAGGTTCAACAGGTGCAACAGGCCCCGTTGGTTCAACAGGACCGTTTGCAGATACAACAGCAACACTAAACATTACAGGTGTTAATGTTTCAAACATTTATTATTTTACAAATTATGCTCCAAGAAACTTACGAATTAGCTATATGTCTGCAACAATAGTAAATGGTTCTGGCACTGCCACAGTAACAATTTTTAATAGTCGTGGCAGTATTGGAAATTTACAATCTGTTCCTGTTAACAACACGAGTAATAGCTTTAGGGTACCAAATGTGAATTTCAATGTTGCTGTAGGAGAAACTTTGTATGCTAGTATAACTAACAATGCTTTAAGTTCATCCAGTGCTGTTTTAGTTATTACTTTAGGATTTTCTTCTTAATTAATATGCCTGAAATATATATTGACACTGCTGGTTCTCAAAACTGGACTGTTCCAGCAGATTGGGATATAAAAGCTCCCAATAAAATAGAACTTGTAGGCGGAGGTGGAGGTGGAGGAATCAGTTTAATTTATGAACTTTATACTTTTTTTGATTTCAACAGCATACCACAAACAAATAGACTTGGCTATAGGTTTTATAATTATGGTTTAGGTGGAGGTGGAGGTGCGTATGCGAGAATTACTAATGTAAATTTGGTTCCAGGACAAGTTATACCAGTAAGCGTTGGCGGAGGTGGTGAACAAGGTGTTCGTACTGCAATTTACAGTACGACAGGATTTAATAAAATTAATTATGGTGGTGGTGGTGGATCAACTTTTTTTGGTTCTGCAGAATCGATTATTTTTGTGTCAAGTAGGGCAGGATCGTGGAATATGGATTATATTAGTGGATTTGAGTCACCTCAAGGTGTCAATCATCAAGGAGGAATTTTTGGAGATCCAAGTAATACCAATAATGTGAAGGTTCCGCCAGGATTTTTGACAACAAGAGTTGATTATGGACAAGGGATGAGCCGTAATTACGATTTGTCTTTTCAAATTCCTCCATCATTTAAAACAGATCCATTTAATTTACCAATAAACGGTAGGTGGCCAACAGGAGAAAATCCTGCAACTTTTCCAGGTTTTCCTGGAGTTGCACCGGACAATCCTACATTTATAGTAAATCCTAATAATCAATCTTTTATTTATGGTGCTGGTGGCGCAGGCGAAATAATGCAAAGACCTGGAGGTTTTGCAAGTCCACCCACTCCATCATTTATTGTGGTTCCACCACAACCAGGAAATAAAGGAGTTATAAAAATTACTTATGTTAGCACAGGTACTCATCAAAATTGTGTGTGGATATCATAATCTCAAAATTTCGAATTTTTGTGTTCCGGCTCAAGAATTTTTTTTAGCGCTTTCAAAGTTTCGAAAAGCGCATTTACTCCTAGAAGCGTAATAAATAAAAGATGGCAAACCTAACAAAGATATATTCAGACATCGACTTTACATTTACCAAAAAACCGGTAATTGGTGATGTCGCTCTTAGCTACGATGACTTGGCGGTTATTCGTTCAATCCGTAATCTACTGTTGACCAAACATTATGAAAGACCTTTTAATCCTGACATTGGATCAAACATTGATGCGATACTATTTGAACCAATTTCACCGGTAACAGCAACAAGTTTAGAAAAAGAAGTGGAACTGGTTATAAAAAACTATGAAAAAAGAGCAAAGTTAAAAGAAATAATCATTGTACCATATCCTGATAAAAATGCTTATGATATTACAATTAGTTTCTACATTGAAAATGCTACATTACCAACATCAGTAACATTACTTCTAGAAAGAAATAGATAAAATGGCTGGAAATAAATCCAATATTCAGATTACAGATTTAGATTTTAATACAATTAAAACTAATCTTAAAAAGTTTCTGCAATCACAAAACACATTACAAGATTACAACTATGAAGGTTCTGCACTTTCTACATTGTTGGATATTCTTGCCTATAATACACAGTATAATGCTTATTACTTGAATATGGTTGCTAATGAGATGTTTTTGGATTCAGCACTACAAAGGTCATCGGTTGTTTCTCATGCAAAACTATTAAACTATACACCAAAATCAGCATCAGCTCCATCAGCCACCATTAATATCACTTTTAATCAAGTGACTGATTCTTCGTTAACACTACCAAAATTTACTTCTTTTATGTCCGAAGCAATTGATGGCGTGAATTATAAATTTGTAACAGTTAACTCAACCACATTAAATACAAATACTGTTTCCAATTCAGTTACATTTTCAAACTTAACAATTAAACAAGGTGAACCAATCACCTTAAATTATACCTATGATTCTGCGGCCAATCCAACAGCTATATTTGATTTACCCGACACAAACGTTGACACAACAACTCTGACTGTATCGGTACAACAAAGTGGTTCAAATACTGCCTATGAAATCTATAATTTAGCAGAAGATTATTTAAGTTTAAATACAACATCAAGTGTGTATTTTTTACAAGAAGGTATCAATGGTTTCTATCAAATATATTTTGGTGATGGTATATTAGGTAAATCAATTACTGATGGTAATATTGTAACGGTTTCATATATTGTGACCAATGGTACAAGTTCAGCAGGTGCAAACAATTTCGTATTGATGGATGCTGTTTCTGGTTATTCAAACACCACAATATTACCTATCACCTCTACAACTCAAGGTTCCGAAAAAGAAACCATTGAATCAATCAAATACACAGCACCTAAATCATACTCTGCTCAAGGTCGTGCCGTTACAAAAGAAGATTACATCTATCTAATACAGAATAATTCTGGTGTTTTTCCGGTAGATGCTGTTAACGTTTGGGGTGGAGAAGAAAATAATCCTCCTGTTTATGGTACTATTTTTATTGCCGTAAAACCAAAAGGTGGATATACTTTAACACAAACGCAAAAAAATATTATTGAAGAAAGAATTATTAAACCTATTTCTGTATTAACAATTAAACCAAAAATTATAGATGTTGACTACACATACTTAAAAATTATATCAAATATATATTATAATCCAAAATTAACAGCATTGACTTCTAATCAATTAGAAACACAAGTGTTTAATGCTATTCAGAATTTTGCAACCAACACATTAAATAAATTTAATTCAACATTTCAATTATCATCATTAATAACCACAATACAATCTGTCAACCAATCATTTATAACCAA